TTACGATTGGATTGTTTTTGACTTTCATCTGTAGTCCTTTTGGTTGGAAACGAAAAAAGGTCGGTGAGCTAGGGAAGAATTTACTTCTTCCACAGCTCACCGACCTCAAAGGTCTACGGCTATCAAATATTCAGTTGTCTGTCAGGGCGGATATTATCACAAATGGCTTTATTTTGCAATCATCGCCGTTGCATGTTAATTACTTAATTGATATGAATCATTCTTAATCATTAGGGTATGGGTTCCACGGCGGCATATCTGGCATATTAGGATTCCTTTCGCATGACGACACAACCATTCCACCAGATCTCATCGATGTTCTCGGTCGGCAGCATCACGAATTGGAACTTGACCTCGCCCACGTGGTTGGCAACGAATTGATTGATGGCATGACTCACCTCGGGATAGGTGTAATCATCGATCAGAATGATGGAGCCCTTTTGCAAATACTTCCAGCCCGCTTCCATGCCGGCAAGCTGGGTCTCGTAGTCGTGAGCGCCATCGTAGTAATAGACTTGGATCTTCAGCTCTGCGGGACACTGAGCAAAGAATTCCTTGAAACCCATGTTATGCAGGGTAACGCGGTCCAGAACGCCAAAGGTTTGCAGGTTGTTCGTGGTAATCTCCAGGCTGTTGGTTGCCTTGAATTCACCGAACGAATCCACGCCGATCGCGCGCGCATTGTTGTCCCGCAAAGCAGAGATCAGCGAGCCGCCTTGGTACGTCCCAATCTCAACGTATATCTCGTCTGGCTCCATAGCGCTCACGCAAGCATTAAGCACGGCATAGACTCTCGGTCGCGACATGCAATGCAGCGAGCTTAGTACGTCGGCAAAGCGGGAATCATGGGCGCCCGAAAGCACTTCATCGAGCTTTGTTTTTAGTAATTTGTAATCCATTCCAAATCTCCTATAGTTTCTTACAGCATGCTAACGATGACGCTGTGTATAGAGTTTTTTTTAGGGTATGCAATGATAAACAGTCTTCCATTCGCGCCATCGTAACAAGTCTGGAGGACAAGCCTACCATCATTCGAATGGTAGATGAAATCAAATACTTCCCTATCCGAGAATACATGACTTTCGCCAACTTCCACACGATAGGCGAACAACGTCAATGCCCGATAACGTAGGATGTCATGGACTTCATACGCTTGGTTATGATCTGGATAGATCAAGGTGATTTCGTCGCCCTCATCCAATCCACCGAAATAGCGACCCGCAAGATAGTTGTGAGCGATCAAAGCAGTCGTACCGTTTTGAAAGGCATTCTTGAATAGCGTGACCGAGCCTTCTTTTTCCGTAGCATAATTGGAAGGCGTGGTCACGCTGAAGATAAATAGCAGGAAGGTAACGTATTGCGGGATCATTTTTTACGGCGTTGAAAAAACAAAGCTGAAATTAACATTGTGAATAGAATGATCAAGCCTTCCAGGAAGGTTGGCTGCTTGTTGTTTGTTTCCCAATTATCGTTATTGCTCATAGTTTGCTCTGGATGTAACCTTGATAATCTTTCTCGATGTTCTCAAGTTCCCGTGTCGGCGGATTGCGGCGGGCAATTGCCTTGGCGATCCATAACAGGGTCCGCATGATGAAACGGAATTGGATCAGTTCCATTAGGGATATTTCCAGAACGCCTTGTATCTGAGAACGAGAAAGGTAATTACTCCACTGAGCAGAGCAAGGAAGGCAGTTGCCCATACTATCCACTGGGTCGTTTGTTTCTTGGATCTATTCATCTCGATACTCCTTTTCGCTTTTCAGCCATAATATTTGTGGAACCAACTCCGGCGCATGCCGCATGGAAAATTGCTCCTTCTTTTCAACCCTGAGATACACGTCCGCATCGAGCCGGCTGCGCCGGGTGTGATGCAGATGATAGAAACCACGCGAACCTTCAGGGATGGGGAAGTAGTGATTGAGCGGACTGCCTGGCACGTAGCAATCCGGACTCTCGAACGGATATTCCCCTTTCCATTTTGAACCCACCGGAATGATCGCCTGCCGATTCAGTCCGACCAAGTTCCCCTGCTGGTTGCCATAAAACCACAGCTCGCCATTCTCCAATTCACCGCATTCGATCCCGGATGTGAAACCAGAAAGCGCATTATCGGGCATGGGGTTGTTGGCAATGGCGCGGAGATAACTGATGGGATAAAGTTCATCGCCATCCACCAAGAAGATATGCGTTGCACTGAAGAGACGCTTCGCTTCATCCTGCAGAAGCTGCCGACATGCGGTCAGGTCTTTTGGGGAATTATTGGATTGTTGGAGTACAAAAATAGGTGGCTGTCGTTTGGAGAGACAGGCTTGAGAAACTTGCGAGATCTCGTTGAGCGTCGAATCAGTAGAACCAGTATCGCAAACGATGATCTGCGAGAATACACTGGCGAGGGCTGTCAGAATCCTTCCTATCCAGACCTCTTCATTTTTCACAAGCAACACAGGAACAATATTCATTTTGTTTCTCTTTTGATTTTTATAGGCTTCGAACCAATAAGCCACCCAAAAAACTGCGGTGCAAGTTTTCCGAGTGGAACATTATCAAATATCTACCATCCTATTCTTTGCAACATTATTACTCCTCGGCTGGTAAGGAAGTCGCTCATAACTTTCATCTCATCTCCTGTGTTTATTTAGTGCGAAAAATCGCATTAATTCCTGCGCCGGCGGCGACGTTTGACCAGGCTATCGAGCTGCTCTTGCGCAGTCGGTACGGTTGGCAGCGCCATGGTCGTGATGGGTTTGAGATTCCGCATGTCCAAAGGTAGGACATCAGAAACATATTTCGGAGTAAGTAGGGATGTAGAAAATGTGCCATCGTCTGGCAGCGCGATCTGTCCCTGCACCTGGTGAACTACAACCATCTCATACACTTCCGGAGACAGCTGAGGCTTTAGATATTCACGTAATGCGCTCTCGTTTTTGAAGACACGCAAATTACCTTTGCCGTCAGACAAATAATTCTTTTTCTCGCCTTCTCCTGGAATATAGGCGACCCAGAACTGCAGCGGGTTATCGCCATCCGGATCAGGACTGGATTGGATTGGTTGCATTGAGTTCATTTATCTTTCCTTTCATATCTTGAACCAGATCGATCTTCTCAACCAAAATATGCAGTGGGATCTCCACAAACTTTGACCCGCGGCACTTGGCTCGATAACGGTCCGTATCCATAAACTGTAAATACAGCACGCCCTCGCGCTGAACGCGGCGAAAGACTCCAATGCCGTCTATACGGACCAGGTTATCATCACCAATCTTTACCGTTTTGCCGCTTGTATCGACAGTAGACATTAGCGGTACTCCTCGCCAGTTTTTACATTGACCCAATAATGTTCACAGTGATAGCCCTTGCATTTGTAGTTATCATTCCCTGGTCTGGGGATCAGGTTGTTCGCAATGATGTAACTCAATTTATGCTTTTTTCCCTTCATCTTTTGGCAATCTTCGCAGCTCTCAGCTCCATCATCGCCAACGAATTCTGCAGTAGCGTTCTTTGCTCCGCGCATTTTTGCTTCAGCGTAGATTGCGTCCAAAGTCTTGGCGTATCCATCGGCGCGCGCAAAGGCTTCGTTGATCGGGTCAATGCCATCCCATTCTTGTTTGAGCCGTGAGAATAGATCATCGATATATCCGCTCTCGTTAGCCACTTGTTCATTAAGCCAAGCCAGCGTGTCATCATCTAGCGGAAGCTCACCACCCGACTCTTCATAGCCTTTATCAATCGTCGCGCCAAATGCTTCTACCATCCCTTTTTTCATCTTGTTCTTGAACGAGGTCACTGGTTTATCCCCGGTTAAATAATCATAGACCGCATCGTAGATGATCGCCCAATAGGTGTTGCGTATTCCATCAAAGCCGCCGGCTGCGCGGAAGACTGCCCAGGTTTCAGGTTGCAAGTATGGAATGATCGAAGGGACAGAACGTAACACCATACCAATTACACCAGCAATATCTTTAGTTTTCATTTTGTTCCTGTATTTGATAGGACTGATTCATATACATTATCCAAGCGGCAAGCAATAGATCTTCGTCATCAGGAAATGGCGGCAAGCGCCGGCGTATATGCCATCCGCTATGCGTGGGAGGCGTGGGCTGACACGTATCAAATGTAATGTCATCAAAGGCGATGTCATCAAAGGTACAATTGGTCATTAGAATCCTGCTACATCATATTGACAGACAACCGAACCAATCGCTGCACTGGCACCAGCCGCATTATTTACAATTTTTATACCTATTCTTTGTCCGGCTGTCACGGCGGCTGTATGGGTTAAGTCTGAAAAGTCGCCCGCTGCTGCCCCCGCTGCGATTGTAAGCGTTATAGCACTATCTACACCGTTAATATGTAAGGTTACTACCATTGTTCCGCTTGCGGGTTGTGCTGTGCTTGTTCTAATATATAAATTTTTTGCTGTCCCGGCAACAGTCATAATCGTAGCACTTGACACTGCTTGTAATCCGCTAATAAATGGCGCGATGTAATTTGTTGTACCTGCTGCAATCGTTCCTGCTAATCCATTTCCGCCTAACTGTAATGGAATGGTTGCCGCATGAACATGATCGCGCCTAGCAGCATTTTGTACTGTACCTGTTGCGACTGTTCCAACGTTTGCCGGAAGATTCGAATCAAATAATAATTTATTTGCATAAATGGTTTCGCCATTAGCAATACCCAAAAAGTTCATCATACCAGCAGCTGGGGCGGTTGCTTTGACAATAAAACCATGCGCGGCGGTGCTTGCGTTGCCCGTTGTGTTATCTGCAAAAGTATGATCTGCCTCTACTACCGCACCCCAGGAGGGATTCCCGGCGGCATTGCCATGCAACACCGTTGTGATCGTGCCTTGATTTACAAAACCCGCGCCCGCAAGAGTTGCAGCATGTACATGGTCGCGATGAGCGGCGGTCGTTGCTGTACCCGGCGCGGCAGTTCCGATCGCGGCGGGGTTCGTTGCATCTAGCAGCGCCTTCCACGTCGGCTCGGTTTCACCATTGACAACACCCAAAACATTTATCAAGTTTGCCGCTGGTACACTCACGGCATATTGAGTCCATGTTGGTGACGCGCCTTTTGCTACGATAACACTACCGCGCGAAATCGCTGCCGCCGTCGAGTCGGTGTGTGTTGCAGATAAGATCGCATGACCAGCGGATGGAGTTCCTTGCGTGCCTTGAGTTCCCTGAGTACCTTGTGTGCCCTGAAAACCTTGGTTGCCTTGATTGCCTTGGTTACCTTGTGACCCGGCATTCCCTTGCGCACCTTGGTTGCCTTGACGCCCCTGTGTACCTTGGTTGCCTTGGTTGCCTTGGTTGCCTTGGTTACCTTGTGACCCAGCATTCCCTTGCGTACCCTGAGTTCCTTGTGCACCATTATCGCCAGTTCT